GAAACTATTCCCTGCGGAATAGAAGGTGCATAACTCTATATAGCCAACGGCGCTTAAAATAACCCAACATTCATAGCTGAGGGCCTATCGCTTACCGACCTTATATTTTCACAAATTTTATTGAAAAGATATTTAAAATCCGAACTTGCAAGGGATTCGTCGTCATCACTTCCTGAATCTTCGAAAAGATTTTGGAAAGCAATGTCGATATTGTGGGGCTCCAACCCACCCCAGAGTTCGGGGGTGCAATTTTTGTCGCGGGTTACTTCCGAAGAAGGTCTTCCCAACGCAAACGTACTTTGCGAACGGTCCGGGTCACTGGCCGGGTCCTTATATAATCCTAATAAGTTGGCAAGCCCAGAAGGGGTTCTTCCAACACTGGAATAATACATAGTTTGAATAATAGAATCAAAATCTACAAATGAATAATCTATACTTTCTCTATATGTTATAGCTTTAATTTTATCCTGAAGTTCATTATAGTACTTTCTTCCCCATTGAGTTGCAGAGCGAAGGGCGGAATCCATGGATTGTTTAGTTAAATCCCACTTATCTCCACCTCTTTTAACCCAATTCAGTTGATCTTCAATAGATATTTTATCTAAATTAGCCAAGCACTGATTAGGAACTTCTGGATCAAAATTAAAACCTCGTTTTAAAAATGTAGCCTCTTCCAATTTTATATATGGCACAATTTCCAATCCTTTAGATGCATTAGTAAAATTTATATTATGACGAGCAAAGAATTCTGAAATAGTTTTGACGTTAAATTTATCAATTATTAAATCGGAAACGCAAGCAATCATATCATCACCATACACATATAAAGTTACATGATCATGAAAATCACGCATTGTCAATCCTGTTATATCTAGCCAAGCTAAACGGATATAGATCTTATTTATCTCCGAATTAACTTCAGCTGTAGCAAAAGAGCCAGATATAATTCCTGACGTTGTATGATACAATTCCGATTTGCAAATATGCAGTCCATTAATAAATTCTTCATTCATAGTGCGTAAAGCCAGAATATGTTCATCTGAAGCACCGTGGGCTTCATACCACTTAACAATATTTTGTAAAGCAGCAGCTGCCACGGAAGAATCGGCTTGTGGTCCAAAATTTGAATAATCGCCTTCCAGAATATTTGGATAGCGAAGCAATC